ACCACCAGCAATAGCTTGTTCTGCTATTCTACCTTCTCCTGCTGCTCGTTGCTCGGCTAATAGTTTTTCCGTAGCATCTAATACTTCTGTTTGATATGGAGACATGTAAGCTTTGTAAGCGTCAGGGCCTGCAGAAGCTTGCGCTGCTTGTAAAAAAGGTTCATAAGATGCAATACCTGTTCCGGCTCCAACACCAGTTACTTCTCCTGTTTGTGGATCAAATTGAATATTACCAAGACCTGCTTGAGAAGCTTGCATTTGTAAAGCCTCTTGAACAAGAGGACTCATTTTAGAAACTTTAGGTGAGATAGCTGAAATATCTAAAGGTTGTTGTAATTCAGAAACAGTAAAATCTGCAATTGTTTCACCAAACGGTTTTAAAAATTCTGCAGGTGTACCTGGAGCATAAGTTCCAGCTTGATAATTTTTTCTAGCTACATTCATTATAGACATTACGCTTGACCCTCATACATTTTCATCATTGAATACATTTTTCTAGCTCCTTCTTTTACATCGCCGTTACCGGCACCTCTCACAGCATCTGCTGTAAATACAAATTCATTATTTGATAACATTGCAGGAATGTCATCTGCTTTTTCTTTTATACCTATTGGTGGTACAAAACCACCATTTTCTCTATAATCAATTTCTCTAACCCCTTGTGGATTAGTTCTAATATTTAAACCAGTAATTCCAGTTCCATCTTGTTGAACAGTTCTATTACTCACTGTCATACCTTTTAAACCTTCACCTGTTCTATATTGTTTATATTTTTCTTCTTCTTTTCTTCTATAATCTTCATATTGTCTTTGAAGTTCTTCATTAACTCTTTTTTGATCTCTGTAACTTAAATAACCACCAGCAAGACTTGCAATACCTTCTGGTGATAATAAAGCTTCTAATATACTTTGTGTTGTAGTTTTCTTTTCTTTGTCTTCACCACTTGTTTTTTTATCTACGTAACCTTTAGCTAAATTTTCAAAAGCTTTAAGGTAATTATTTCCACTTGTTTCTGTGCCATAGTCTGGCATTCCATAAGCAGGAAAACCTTTACCACCCCCTGACATACTATACATTTGTAAACCAGTATCTAAAAGTTCATTACCGGTACCACCACCCATAGTTTGGATGCTCGCCGCTAGCTGCGGGTTGCCAGATGCTAAAGCTGCTAGAGATGCTAAATCTTTTACGTCAACTTTTTCAGCAACACTACCTACAAAGTCTCCAACTTTATCTGCTGCACTTCCTAAAAAATCTCCAACAGAATCAACAATGTCACCTAAAAAATAACCTTGTCTAGGCACCGCATTTGTAATTCCGCCACCTCTACGTAATTGTCTGTACATTTGAGATCTAGTTATTGTCATAGTTTTTTGTCAATATACTTTAATTTATATGTTTTTACAATATTATTTAGAGTCAGAAGCAGCCCCTAATGGAGGCATTGCAGCAACTTTTATCTTTAAAGATCTTGTTACATGCTCTTTTTGAGTAGCTGTATTTGGATCTTTAATATCATTTTCTGCTTCTTCATCTGAATTATATTCTTGATTTGTCTGTGTATTTCTCAATACTACTTCAGTTTCACATTTAACAACCGGTACTTTTTTACCATTTATGATTGTGTAATTTACTTCTGCTTCTTCTTTAAACGCCATATTATCTCCTATGATACTTCACTGTCAGCAATATAAACTCTACTAACTTCTAGTAAAGCTGCTGTTCCACTTATACCAGATGAATCAGTAGTTTCAATCCTTAACTCATCAGATTCTTCTAATACTACAGAGCCTTTTAATAGGTTACATATTGTAGGACCTGTTATCTCGGCATGAGCTATTAAATATTGTGTAGTTGCAGAACTATCATAAATATAGACTTTTACTGTCTTATTCCCGCCAGTGTTTGTTAATTGTATAGTTTGAAATATAGCTCTAGCTTCTGTTGGACAAGTAAATATTGTTTCTGGAAGACCTATAGATACCGGTGCATAGAATGCGTTTTTATATACGTTTGCCATTAATTATCTATGAGTATTAACTCAAATCCTCCTGATGCTGAAGATGTAGAACTTGAAATTGCTTGTAATTCTATATCTGTTTTTTCTGTAATTTTAGTTATAGCCTTTTTAGGAAAGTATGTAAAACCTCCTCTAATATTTAAATATTCTTTTGTTTGAAAAGCAGAATTAGCAATTGTGTTATCTCTAGTTTTTAATTTACAAGTTTGTTCTTGATCTTTACCTGATCCAAAATTCATCGCTACAACATATCCTGTTTTACCAGCAGGTATTGTATATACTGCCATTAGTGTTTGACCATTTCCTGCTGTTATAGTTGCAGCAACATCAGATCCACCTGTATAGGTTACAGATATATTTCCAACATTATTTCCAGATGTCCCTGCTGTTTCAACAGACATTCTAAATACTCTTAAAAAAGTTTGTGTGGTTGTAACTGTAGTTGTTCCATCCATGTCAACAGTTTCTTCAGCTAAATTATAAGAACCATCTAAACCTTGTATTTTTAAAGTTCTAGCACCTGTTCCCGCTACATCGTCATTAGCATCATCACTAACTACATCAACAGTAACTGCCGAAGACTGATAAGGATACTGTCCACCTGTTTCCCAAATAACTTCAAAAGAACCTGATCCAATTGAATTATTATATCCAAACTTATTTACTTTTGTGTAACCAGTAAAATCTCCTTTAGCTACAGAAAGATAAAAATCTATTTCAGCTGACGATGGAGTTGTTGCACCTGTTGTATTTACATTGTTACAAGACACTAACAATCCCCTCCACTATTTCCACCTTTGAACCAAGCATATCTTTCATTGTCTTCTTTTAAATCTTGTAAGTATGTAGAGTTTAATTGTTCTACTATACCTTGAATTGCTCTGTTAATTTGTTTTTGGTTAGATACATCATATTCTTTTTTAGGTTCTGGTAATCTTACATTAATTTTTGTCATTATCTTCTTCCATCCGGTTGTATATCTAATCTCATTGTTCCAAATCTCCAAGACTCAGAACTAGAATCATTTTCTATTTTTATATTAACAAATCTTCCTCTAGCTCTTGTATCTTTTTTATTTGTTGAAGTTGTAATTGTAAAAGGACTCAATGAAGTAACTGTATCAGATTGTTGTGGATATCTTTTTACAGCTAAAGTTACTTTTGCACTTCCTTGTAAATCTTTAAAGTCAGGTACAAATCTTCTAACCGCTAAAAATATTTCTCCTGCTGTTCCTTCCGCTTGTAAATCGAAGTCATAAGATTTAACAAAAGAAGTAACTGTTGTTGTACTACCGTCAGGATTTACTTGATCAGTTCCTACTTCATGTTCAAATAAAACTGTTTGACCTAAACCACTTTCTCCAACAATTACTGGGAAAGTTCCGGTATCTGAACTATTAAATTTAGTTGCAAAAGGTTTTGGATATACACTAGCATCAATCCAAGTTGTTCTAGCTTCGGTGCCAATATACCAAACACCTTCTGGTATTTGTTTTCCTGATCCTTCTCCATAATTATATATAACATATTGATCATTATATTCAGAATTAGTAGAAGGATAATACCAAGTTACTTCAGTAAATTGATTGTTTAATCCTGCATAAATTTGTTGACCTTTTGTAGTATCTGCTTGATCATAAACATAGTCTTCAACACTACAGGACATTGATTTAACTGTACCATCATACATAAAGAAACCATTATTTGACATCCAAAAAGCAACACCATCTATTTCAACAGCTGCATTTTTACCAATTAATCCACAGTTTGTACCTACTTGTTCAAAACCAAATGTAAAAGGTGAACCAACAAATTTCATTGTATACAATGCATTATCAGTCCAAATTAAAATAACTTCTTTAGCTTTTAATGAACCAATAATTTTAGTTCCATCTTGTAATCTTTGTGTACCTGCTGTGTTTATAGCAGTTGGAGCATATAAGTTAATATTTTCTTGATCTGAAAATCTTATAAACATATCATCTTGAGTAGATGTATCACCAATAGTTGTTTCAGTTCCTAAGTGAATCAAGTGTCTAGTTGTAGGTGAAACAAGTGTAACTCTACTTGCAGTTGGATTATTTGTGGTTTCAAATCCCGCTGTAGTCGTTGATGCTCTTGTTGTTAGCCTTGAAGCATCTCCTGAATTCCATGTAAATGTTTTACCATTTGCAATAGTTGCAATTAAAACTTGACCAAAATTACTTAAAGACCAAAGACCTGGTTCAAGTGATACATCGTTTGCAGACGAAGCATCTCCCCATCCACCTGTACCCCAAGTATCTGTTCCCCAACCATAACCATAAGATTGTGCAGCGGGTCCTACTTGTTCGTAAGGTTTCACATCAATACTTCCGCCTGTTGCAACTGTTCCTGTTGCAGCTGTGCTTTGTGTGATTGTAAATACCGTTGCAGATGTAATACCTGTTACTTGAAATAATTTATCTTCAAAATCAGAATCCGCATATCCAGTTCCTCCTGGTAAAGTTACATTATCAAGTAATACAATATCTCCTGTAGATAAATTGTGATTAGATCCTGTTGTAATAGAACAAATTGCTGAAGTATCTGTTGTTGCAATTGTTGCAGAACTTAAAGTAGCTTTTAATGGTGTGATGTCATAAAGCTGACCTTCAAAATAAATAAGTAAAAATTTATCTGTTCCAATAGCAACATATCTGTTTCCATCTAAATCAACAAACGCAAATTCACGTCTTGCAACACCTACAATTGTATCTGTAACTAATGATGCCCAACCACCAACTTTTTCTGGAAGTCCATATCTAAATCTTACATTATTAGAATCAACCCAACGCTGTTCTGCACCAGCTGTTGTATCTTGTTTGTCTATTCCGGGTAAGACTTTAAAATCAATTAGAGCCATCTGTTAGCTCCTATATGTTATCTTTATATGCCCAGCCTCTTG